ATGTCTGCACACAATTAAGAATACCCATTGTGTAACCGCCTGTGCATAACCCACCATACATCGGGGTAGCTACAAACAACTTAGCGGGTTTTGGTGCTTGTATTGCTTCTACATTTTCTAACATTTAATGCTCCTTTTTAGTTTGTTCATTTCTTGTTTGTTTAATCTCTTCCAACATCTTTTCCATCAGGTCTGCGCAATAACCCATAAACGGAAATTTGGTTGTTCCATTAGCAACACTACGTGCCAGCCCAATAGTATTTTTAACTGTGCGTATGCTTACCTTTCTCATTTCTTACTCGCTTTTTTTAGTATTGCCCTGGCAAAACGCATAATAAAAGTGTTGTATCCAACGTTTTTCAAGTGGCACATGTCCTGAATAGTGCGTATTTCCTCATCACTTAAATCTTTTATTTGTGGTGTGGTGTAGAGTGGAATCCAGCCTAAATCTTTTGGATGTTGTTCTGTGATTGTGTATTCATAGCCAAGTTCAGGGCAAACATAATATTTACCATCAAACCACGCTACTGGTTCAGAATTTGGGTGTGTCGCTTTTAGCAATTCTTCTTCCAGTTCATCAACATTTTTTGACAACTCCGCTATACGGTCTGTTAACTCTTTTATTTGTGGTGAACAAGTATGAATGGAATCGTTAGTTATTCTTTGACCACAATCAAGACAAGAAGTCCAAATATCTACTGGTTCAGCATTTAATACTTTAGCTATAGCACTTGCTTTAGTTCCATCAGTAAGGCTTTTAGCATATGCTTGCACTCTTTGATTAATAAACGCTTTCTCTAATTCCGCTATGCGGTCTGCTTGTTGGCGGAGCATATTTGCGGTTGTTTTAAAGTCTGCATCGCCAATCCCTATCAAGTGATTTTTACAAACCCAATCTAAAGCATCTGCTAATTTGTATGCGTTCATTTCTCTTGTGCCTTTCCTAATCGAAGCCACTCCGCCTCAATGTATTCTTCTGACAATGGCTTGGCTATTTTGATTACTTCATCCAACATATCTTCTGTTACTGTGCAAGTCCATACATGGTCGGTCTTATAAAAACGCATTACCAAAGTGCCGATAGGAAACTCTTTAAACGTGTTCATTTCTGAATCCTATTCCATAGTTCAGACAACGACATACCTTTAATCTCTTTCCAGCCAATGTGTATACAGGCATACATAATGAACAAGAAGAAGCTAAACACCACCATAAATATCAATACCGCACAGGTAGCGACAAATAATGCAAACATGTTAAGTATTGTGACGATCAAAATAGTGCCTCCTCAAATTTATATCCTTCTACCAGTTTACGTACTACCTTCCGTACGCACTTAAATGTCCAACCTTCTCGGCTTTGTACGATTTGTCTTGCCTCTTCTTGCCTATTTACTATCCGCATTATTTCGCCGTTTTCGTCTTTAATGATGTACAAGTTCTTTCTCCTCGTATTGACCAACGGCATAGTCTTTTATGATCTTACCGTTCTCTTCGTCACCGACTAACATCGGATCAATCCATACTTTCTTACCTGTCTTTGTGTTTCGCCAATGCCCACGTCTCCAATGCTGACGTGGTGAAGCATGAGTGCCATGGGGTACTGAAGGTAAGTTAGGTTTTCTACCATCAATCGTTATCATACGAAATTCAAGTAAAGGCTTCTTACCCTTGCGTATACGTTTGGCATTCATGGTGGCATCTTTAGGGGAAGGCTTACACATGTAAAATTCTCCACCCGATATAGTCATCATATAAATCACTCTTGTTATGACGTGCATATAAAACTGAGCAAAGTACTGCACTGCGTCTTGACCACCCAAACGTTCAACTTGTGCTGGTGTTGCAATTATCTCGGTGAGCATCTTGTTTCTCTCACCATCTACAATCACTTCTCTCATGTAATAACGAAAAGCTAATACATCAACCTTTTCTTTTCTGTTGGTAACAAAATAAGCTAAGACTGAATCATGATCTTGTGTTACGTAGATAGGTAGTAAGGCGGCTACTTTACCGTTAAATCCTTGTGGTGGAGGGCAAGTAATGATTGTCATTTTTGGAAAGGGTAAACGCACCTGACCTATTTCGTTAAATGCGTTGGCAATAACCCCACGATCCACGTTAAATGACGGCTCAAAAATAACTTTTGGGTAGTTGTAAATTGCATCGGGTATGTCTTCTTGTGCCAAATCTAAACCAACAAAGTCTTCACTATCAAGCCCCTCAACCTGCGTCTGAAATGTCACCATTAACATTTCTCGCATCATTGGGTGATCGTAAGCGTCTTTGACTTTATCAAAAGATAATTTATGTTGTTCCATTATGTCAAAGAAAGTTACTTGGTCATTTTGTTTTTGCATACATTCTCCTTAAATGGTGTGGCGGTTAAGCCACACACATCTTTTTTCTATCAGCAACCAATAGGTTTCCAAGGTCCGTTGACTTTAGTATCCCAACAACACATACCACCACGACCATCAGACTCGCATTTAACTTGAGCGAATACGCTAGTTGTGGCTAATGTTAGACAAACAATTGCAATGATCTTTTTCATGCTTGATCCCTTTCTTTAATTTTTGCTTCGACGAGTTGTAAAAGTTTTGCTTCTAAGTAACGCACTACGGCTAATTGATCTAAAAACAAAATCTTAGCTTCTTTTAATTCTTGATCTAACTTGTCGCACCTATGTTTCCACATCTGTGTCCACTCAGTAAGTTGTCTATTCTCTTTGAGTAAGTTGGTTATTTCTTTTTCAGCGCTTGGTGCTTTCGCCTTTGGCGCTATACCCGTCATTGGCAACGGCTTTAATAACCCGTGCTTCTTGATATAGTTGCGTATTGCATAGACGTTAGAAGTCTTGAGATTTGTCTTCTCAACAATTTCTTTTACAGATACCTTGGCATCTGCTTTCATCAGGTCTAAGACCTTTGCTACATTACTGCTCGGTTTTACCTTTCGCTTCTTCATTACTTTCTCCTGTTGATAACAAACTAGGAAGATATTTAACGTCGTCTTCCCTTATGACGAGAGACACACCACCCGCATCGATGATCTGTTTAAGATTCATTTCTTGTAAAGCGGTTAGTCTGCCTTTTCCTGCCTTGGTTTCAATGCCTATGAACTGCCCGTTTAGGCAAACCAAAAAATCAGGTGCGCCCTGCCTCCCATATCCGCCTGTCACTGGCATCACATAGTAGGCACCAAGCCCATCAAGGACTTGGCGCACGGCTTTCTTTACTTTAGCTTCGGGGGTCATCCCCATCTGCTTCTCCTTTGAAGACCCAAAATATATCATCACTTATACGTCGTCCAACGTTCTCGACTTCTTGGTTTAATTTACTGGGGTCGAGTAACATTAATACGGCGATCCTATCTTGCACCCATTTTGGCATTTCGTCAACACTTGAATAGAAACTTTTTAACTCAGGAGAAAAAGCATCCAACATCTCATAACATGTTGTTTGTGCGCTTCCGTCTGAGTTTAGACAGATCCTATATATGGGTTCTTTCTTGGTTCTTTCAATGTAAGAAAAGATTACTTCTTCGGGGGCAGAAACTCTTTGTTTTACCTTATCCATAAAGGTATAAGATAAGTCACAAAAGATACTAATGTAAAGTTCCCTCTCCCGCCTAGCTTGGGGGGTTATGTATTCGTTGTGCATGTTAGCCACGCTCCACCCAAAAGTGACGCTCGTCAATCTTCATGCCGACCCCTGTCACGTATTGATCTCTCTCCAAGATACTAAGAGAAGCCACCGCATGTGCAGTTTCTTCAGGCAGATCCGACATTTTGTACGTCAAGGTAGATGATCCGTTCAAACCCTTACCCGCAAAGGCATTGTGTCTAACGTTAGACGCTTCTTGCACATCGGCATAGGTGTCTTCCCCTATGTTGTAAAGACGCACAAACAATGCGCTGACCTTGCGTTCCTCCTCGGCTTTGTATGCCATGACCTTTGCTTCTATTTGGTTAGCCACCGACTTGAATCCATCGGTACTGAACTGAGCGCCCTGCTTAATAAGGTGCATCATCTCCGCAATCAGGGTATCTGTATTGTTCCTAATAGGTTCTATGGCTACCCGCATGCCTCTAGCAGTATCTTCTAGAGCTTTACATGTTCGTTGATGTATCGCCTCATAAGAAGCTGTGGCAAGTTCATAGGTAGAGTACGGGGTCAGATAAGTCTTAGCCAACTTAATTGCTTTATTAAGATCTTTAGACATCATCATGTTGTGCTGATCCCGCCCAGTATGGTACTTGGCATTCTGTATCTTGCGACTGTATATACCATAGGTAAGTTCACCATTGGATTTTGCTGAGTGATCTTTGTAACTTAGACGACCAATTTCATATGGGAAGTCATCCGTGTAAACAAACCAATCACTAACCACAAATACTTGTTTGAACTGCATGGAATTACTTTCCTTGCAAAGAAAATTGTGGTGTATGGTCTGGTCGTTAAACGGGTAGAACTTTACATTCGGCATCACCGAACTAACTTGTGTTAAGAAGTTTTTCAGTTCTTCGACTACTGCTGATCCTTGGAATTGATGTTCCCAACCATCGTTCTGTACTGATCTCACAGTACGTTCTACTTTCGCCTTTATGTTGGCATTGTCCATTATCTCTGCCATCTTATGTATTCTAGTCATTACTATTCTCCTGTTAAGTTGTTTACCGTAACTCTACTGCTGATATATCGATTACCTTACGCATGACCTTCTTAAACTCTCTGCATGCGTCTTTGCTTGGGGCAAACGTCTTATTTTTGTGCTCTTTAGACCCAGTATCAAACGCACCCGCAGTCCAAGACGCTATTGCGACTAACGATAGACGAAACTCATGTTCAGGATCTTCAACGATCTCTCTAATTCTTTCAGCGCTAGTCTCTCTATCCCAATACCAAGCACTTCTACCTGACACTTTTTCTGCATGAGCATTCCGTACATCCCAATCGTGCATGGTCTCACCAAGAATCGGTAGCACCATACAAGCCCAATCCCACATATCTTTAATCAAGGGGTCATACTTCGCCTTAAGATCTTTGTTCATGCGCCGTACTTTCATTGGCAACAACTCCGATACACGTTCAAACTCAGTACCACCAAGATGTTTGAAGGTGATAGTCATGTCTTCTGTAACAACGTGCTTGCCTACATTACTATCGTAGTGCGCCTTGAACTTAGCCAAATAATGCTCTTTGTCACCCTGCACAATGTAGTGTTTGCCGTTGTCGATCTTGAACCACATTGATCTTGGCAAAGCCTGAGACAAAAACGCATAACGTGACATTGAGTAATATGGTGCATGGCAATTACGAACTGTCATGTAATCGCCGTCTGCCTTACGTTCCCATGTAATAGGCGCAAGGTCGCACGACTCCTCAAAAGTTCTTCCTACTTTGTAGTCACCATCATGTAAGACATACTTGTTGTCGTTGATCTTGGCAACTCGTCTCCAATGGTAACGTCTAGCCCATATTGGACGAATGTCTTCACTCTTACGTAAACCACGTAATGGCTTAATATCTTCATACATCTTTGCTACATTATCAAAACTACAAAAACGTGAGTTCATTTCAATAATCTCCTTCTGTCTGTCAAGTACTTGTTGAAACTGCGTTGTCTTACCACCTTCGTCGTTATCCTCATATATACAACCAAGATGTTTACGGGTAGGCATATCGTAGTAATGAGTTCTGTTATATCCTTTGTACTCCCCATTACTACTCTTATACGTCTCCATCCTGATGTTAGGATAATTTGGATCTACCGATTCACTCCATGCCATATCATTCTCCTATTAACAATCAACAATTTGAACACTCTCGCCATCGTCAACGACTTTGGCTTTCCCTTTTGCTACTTGTCTTAACTTGTAGATAGTGAACTGCTTGAAGTTCTTAGCATCGTGCTTAGATATAAAATATAAAAGCGTCATGAATGATGCCCACACTACTAAGTACATTTCCGCAACTGATAAAGTCATATCAATCTCCCTTAAACAATTTAATAACTTGGCATGTGGCGATAACTACCACAGCCAAGACAAAAATTTCCTGCAACATATCACTCATCATTTCATTCTCCTGTCTAACGTTAGCCGTCAATATGAACTGCTACACCCACGCTTGGGTTTGCAGACCGATTGTTTAAGATGCACCACAACACAGGCACAGACCATTGACCCCAACCGCCGACATAGCCATCGGTTAGCATCACCACGCACTCAGGCTTGATACCTTTCTCGTTAAGATATTGTGGTACGCATGATGGATCAGTCCCACCACCCCCTGCGGGTTTAGTAGACTTCACCAAGTTGTCGAGTTCGTCCTGCATGTACACTTCTGTACGGCATATCGCTGTATCCCAGTACATTACATGCACCTTGCTTGGCTTAACTTGTTCACAGATACCTTTGATCTCGCCTAGGAAGTTGTTCAGTTCACGCTGACCAATAGATCCTGACGTATCAATAGCAACCACGATCTCACCCATAGCCTCGCTAATCGCACTTGGCATCAACAAGTCCATGCCAACATATCTACGATTAGGTTTGCGCCACGTTGAGTAATCCTTGCCCGAACATGTTGTCTTAACATACTCACGCAATAGTTCTCGCCAATCCTTCTTAGGTTCTAAGAGTTCAGTCAAGTCTCGATTACCACCCGACCCGACCTTACCCGCTAAGACTGCGCCTTGACGTACTGCCTCGTCAATTTCTTTAGCGAGTTTCTCCTGTTCCTCATCGGACAATTCCTGCGCCCCCTCCCAGTCATGATCGTCGAAGCCAGTTCCCTGACCTTGACCTTGACCTTCTTGATCTTGCGACTCAAGTAAGTCGAAAACTTCTTTGGCATTCATGTCCTTGTACTTATCGTCATAGCACCCACCATCAGGCATCTTGATCCAACCTGACTTGCCTGATTCAGAATGCACAAGTTTATGGTTAATGACGTAATCACACGCACGATTGGCACGATCATGGTCTATCTTGTGAAGATCTTGCCACGTTGTTAGATGACGATACATCTTGTGATAGCACTCATGTAGCATAAGAAATCTAAACTCGGCATCATTGAGACTATCAACAAACCCACGACCATACTTCTCGTCACGACCATTAGTGCATGCGGTGATCTTATCGTCCACCACTTTCTTACTACCGACCATGAGAACACCTGCCAAGGCGACAAACTCGTCACAACCTATCAAGTCTGTCGTTGCCTTGTACATGCGTTGCTCTGCGGTAAGTTGTTTACCGATTGTTAGCATCATTCACTCCTTATAATTTTCCAACCCGCATATACCAATAAAAAAGTCATGGACAATACAGGCACTACCACGATTAGAAATAACCCGAACTTCAAATAATCAAAGTCGCACATATCTCCCCCTTACTTCTTATCTGCGCTGAACATGAAGTTGTTGTCCATACACCATTGTGTAAACTTCTTATTGGTCATGACAACACCTTGCTTGTTGTACTTGGGATTGCGCACCTGCATAGCAAACAATGACTGCGCCTCCTTGTCCAAGCGGTTCAGATACTCCATCCATGGGTCAACAAACTCCTTGCTCATGGTAGCCAAGGCACGATACACCACCATCACAACGGCTGAAGATGTTGTAGGAATCTTGGCTGATTTAGGATCTGCCTTGATCTCGTCTTGCTTGGGTAACTCGTCAACAAGTTTGATGTATGCGCCAAGGTCTGCACCCGCACGATCCCCGATAGTACCCATCAGGTTAGACTTCAATGCGTTGTCGCTGATCTTGTCCTTAGCCCATAGCCAACGACTTGCCAACTCCAAAGATCTTGGGGTAACAAAGGCAGGTCTCTGCGACTTGGGATGATAGATATACGGATTACCCGATACCTGATCGTCAGGATTGTCCACCTCTTCATACGACTGGAACAATCTCGCACCCTCCTCCTTGACCCATAAGATCATGGCAGGATGTATCCCTGCGTTGAAGGCATACCCCTCTATCCAATCTACTGCCGTAGGTTTCTTCATACGCACCACAGTAATACGATTGCGGTGATGTGGCATGAGTAAGTCACCAACACCCTCACCACCAAGATTAGTGGTGGCAAATATGATAGACCCCTTGGGTATCTTGTCTGTACCAAAGGCACGTTCGAGCATCACACGCATCATGCCGTTCTTGACTGCGGGATTCGCCTTACCAAACTCGTCAATCATTAAGATGATTGGCTTGCCATGGTGGAGACCCATCTCCTCGTTAGGTACAAACTTAACGTAGTCTTGGGTACTGTCGTCCCGTAGGATCTTAGGTAGCATGAGATCGCCCAAGTCCTTGGTAGTACAGTCAAAGTAGCACGGCACATGATCGGGCAGTTTCTCTGCCAAGATCTTAAGGATAGAAGATTTACCTGTACCCATGTGACCCTGTACCAATACAGTACCATCGGGATTCGCTAGAATCGACTCGACTACCTCGTCAAGGGATTGTGAAAATAATTGATCTGCGGTTTGTTTCATTTTGTTTCTCCTGTTAAAAAGTTGTGTCTAACGTTAGACGGATTACCATGACATCTCTTTGAGCAGTGCATCTACCTTGCTCTTGGTATCGTGACGTAAGTCGTCGTCCTCCCGTAGTGCATCGGGGGTGACTCCCATCAAGATGTTCTCTATGCGTAGACGTGCTTGCTTCATGCGGGCATCGCCTGTCACATTGAACTTGTCCAATAACTTGCACATGTCCATGACGTTTGTGACCAAAGAGTCTCGGAAGATCTGCTTCTTCTCACCCGCTAGTCTCTCGCTCATGTTCTTAAGCGCCTCGTGCATGCGTTCCCATGGTTCAGCCAACGCTTGTTGTAGGTTATCCACATATGCCTTGGCATAACTCATGTTAAGTTGTTGCTGTGCGTCATTCCCAATGTCGACTCGCCAATCTCCTACCGAGGGTACAGGCGAATACTTGACTGAAAACTTGTACTTCTCCAAGATCTCGTCCTTGCTCGGATAGTCCTCGGCATTGAACAACGCACCCAATTTACCCTGCGCTCTTGCCACCATGTTGTCATAGTCCCCAATGAATTCACCCACTAACTTGGTGAACTCCTGCTCAATGTCCGTGACCCGTTTCTGATAGTCAAAGTACATAGCAGTGGTTAACAACCTAAGCCCTGAGTCCGACCATGGCATCGTGGCATAGTAGTGGTATGTCCGTGCATTACCCGCATACTTGGCTATTGCCTCAAACTGCGGTTCGTCTGCAAACAACTTCTTGTGATAGTTACCCGCCCTAGTCTGGGTATTCTTCTGCACGTCGATCTCGGCACTAACTTGTTTGTCAAACTTGCGCCCTGTCCATGTGCTGATGTTCAACTCCACGAGCATGGCACTACTGCTGATACTGGGTACGCTACCCACGTCAACGTGGAACTCTCGGCTAACGTTAGACGCAACTTCTTGATTACTTGTTGTCATGTTTTTCTCCTGTTAAGTTAATGACATTTACTACGCCTTACAACTTCTTACCACTATATATTATATTTTACTAAAGTTTACCACTACTGTCCAGTTTTCAGACCACCCATGCGAGTACGTGGTATGACTAGGATTAACTTCTCCTCGTCCATACTTTGCAGGGTTACATCCGTGTTCGTCCAAGCAACCACACAGTAAGTTCTTTTTCCTATGCGTTTGATCTGTCCTGTATTCACGATCCCCCCTTATCTAAACAACCACAGCACAAACAAAATTGGCAAAGATAAACCCGCACCAATCCAAAAGAAAAACATAAACAACTCGCTGAACCATTCGAGTCCGTGCCTGAGATCTGACTTGTGCTTCTCTATCGCACAGGCATACTCCCAACCCTTGAATGCTTCGTTGACCGAGCGATACGTCACCCCCGCTACATGGCGAGGATTCTCCGTACTGCGATAAGTCCGCATGTCTACCCCTTCTACTACGATCCCCGTTTTAATTACGGGTCTAGTATCTTTAGTCTTGCTCATATACAACCTCCTTTAACTTATCAATGGTTTGTTCCATAACATCTTTGCCGTATAACTGCCTAATCATGATGAGACGTGCTGACTTCCGAGGGTCAAGCATGAACTGCGCCTTGGTCTCGTCTGTACCCGCAACCGCTAGGATTGCCTCAAGCATGAATAAGGTGTCCTCACCTGACATGGTTTTCACTTTGCTTTTGCTCATTTGATGTTCCCCGTTGAATACAACCCTTTAACATAATCAGACAGGATCTCAACCAATCTGTCCGAATCCCTGTACTTCCACCCATCGTTGTCTATGTACAACAACAGGCTTATCAATGCCTGTACTTCTTTTTCGGTCATCATTTAACTAACCCTCCCTTGTTGTTCAACCCGACTAGATCCGAGCGATCAAAGATCGCCACGTAATTGCTTTTGTGCATTGGTGCTATGGTGAACTTACGTTCCTTGGCTACCTCCTCACCGCATGGCATACATATGGCATAACCCAACTTCATACGGGCTACGTCATATGGTTCACCACACAACTTACAACGTGGTATGAATTTGGTCATACTGTCACCCCCTCCTGTGCAGGTTCAATGTCGATCTTCTCAATGCCAAGCGAAAGCAATTTGACAAAATCGTTCCACGACAAAATAGCGTTAGTGTCGTACATGACTCTATGAGTATCGGGGTTAACGATTGGTGCTAGTAGTTTGATCTTGCCGTAAACCATTGGGTTAAGAATGCGTACTGATGCCATAGTAATTCTCCTGTTAAGATGTTAAGTGGGTAAATCTACGTCAAGTGGTAAATTCGTCTAACGTTAGACGCAAGGTTTGGAACTGCCACCTGCGCTACAACTTTTTTACCACTATATATATTTTAAGCGATATAGACCCCAAGGTCAAGGTTTTGGCTATCAAAGAGTATCAGACTCTATTAAAGAGTGTAGTGTCTATAATGTCTTTATTTGTTCTTGTATTGTTCCTTTGTAAGTTATTGATATATAAGTATTGTTCCATATGGAGTAGTTGATAGAGATTATGAAGCGACCCTGCGAGAGATTCCCTCAGTCCCTTGCAGAAGAGATTTTGGTATGTTTTTGGATTCATACTCTAAAATTGGCGGAACAAAAGGAACAATACAACTTTTTCCTTATAAATCAATAGGATCAATAGGAACAATAGGGCAGAACATTACGGAACATTCGGAACAATAGCAGGGTAAACCCCTATGCAAATATGCCTTGACAAACTCAGAAAATACTTTTAACCTGCTAGCAGGTTAAAACAAAAACAAAACAAATTTAACCCGTCGCTATCCGCTTCTCCTAGTCACTGGCATCATTTCGTCTAACGTTAGACGCAAACATAGGAATAAGTTGTTAAGCCGAATTTACCGCACGGCGAACCGCACAACGATCCGCTTCTCCTAGTCACTGGCATCATAAAAAATTTAGACGAAAAAAAACCCGCCAAAAGGCGGGTTAAGTTAATACGAGGGAAAGCCAAAAGTAATCTTGGCATAAGATGTTAGGTCATTACCTACTCTAACATTCCAGATTTGGTAAAAGCAAAAACGATAAGGTAAAGCATTAAGTAACTTATAAAGCATTGATTTACGTTTGATAACCATAAAACCCCCGAAAAAAAAGCCCCCCAAATCGGGGGGCATAATGATTACTTGATAACCTTAAGAACTACTAAGCCCTTGAGAGCCTTAATATCTTCAGGCATGCCAGCATATCCTGACTTGTTTTCTTCAAGATACTTAATGGCTTGCTTAACGGCACGTTGAGCCAATATCGATTTGCTTGCGGGTGCTGATTTGCTTACCTTATCACCCTTTTCAATGCGACGGATTAACTGAGCCTTGAGATTGTTGTAAGCCTTGCGAGCCATATCACGCAAAACAACCTGTTGAGCCTGCTCGCTTACTGATAATGTCTTAGGATCAGCGTAAACCAATTTCTCAGCGACCTTATCGCCCCAACCCTTAACAATGTGGCTGAATACTTCATCTCTAAAGCGCATGCCTTGTTTATCTTCGCTCTCATTGAAAGCGACGAATTGAGTAGGCTTAACCTTATTAGCAATCAGCACGTCAACTAAGCGATCACCCGCCTCGCTGGCTTGTTTGCTAAGACCAGACCATGTCTGAATAGAATTGATTACTTCGCTATTCAAAGCATAAGGGTTAGCGACTGGCTCAGTATTAGCAAGGGTTTTGCTAACTTGACTGATAGCAGATACAGCAGATTTAACGTTTTTCATTTTGATACCTTTCAAATAATGTCGTAAGCAAAGCGCCCCGAACCATTAACTAAAGTTTAATAGAATTTGATAGTGTTTGACAATAGATAATTTCGTCTAACGTTAGACGCAAAGCCGATTTTGCCTAGCGATTTAGCGACACCCCACCCCCCAAAATTGTATTGAGCCTCTCCGTCGGCTTGTGGTTTGCTATTCCGCATCCTCATAGCTCACTTTTTCAAATTGGCCCCCGGTACATTGCCTAAGTACCTAGCCCAAAAAATATATACCACCCCCCATACAAGTTTTTTCCAGACAAAAATCGGCGCCATGTAGAAACACCCCCCGTCATGTTTTTTAAGTACCTAGCCTAAAAAATTGTTATATACTGTCTATACGGCTTGTTCATTGCCGTTTCCTTGTTAAGTGGTACTTAGGGGGAAGTCTTCTACCGGGGCTTCCCTCCTTTCTTTTCTACGGGTTGGGTGAGGGTAAATCTTGCAAGGGATTGCCGGCATGCTTCACATACATACGGTCTTCACCCTTCTCACCAATTTTTAATATATACTTCGCCTAACAACATCTAATTCGGACAGGAATTGATGCAACAAATAAATGTAGAGCCAGACTTGGCAATACCGTTCCCGGAAGACAATCCGGTGCTAGCAAACTTCAGGGAAAGAGCTGAAGCGGCATGCCGCACGGCAGAATTACTGGAGCTTGATACTACCCCGACCGATGAAGACATGGCGGTAGCGGAGACTATTGTCTATGAAGTCGCTAAGAACGAAGACAAAGTAAATACCAAAATAACCACGAAAAAAGCATCAACCATAAAACCTGCGACATATTACGCAGTCAATGACATTCTGAAAGAGTTTTCCACAAAGGTAGTAGATAACGCACTGCAGATTAGGTTATTGGTAACAAATAAGTTACTACTTGAGTCTGTTAATGAGGATGCCAAGATCCGTATCCGTGCCTTAGAACTGCTGGGTAAGATTACCGATGTAGGCTTATTTACCGAGAAGTCCGAGGTTACTATTAACCACCGGTCAAACAAAGAACTGATGGACAGTTTGCGCTCTAAGATACAAAAACTCATGCACCCACAGGGGGTAGAGGACGTAAAAGCGGTAGAGATAAATGGGGAAACTATCGACGTAGACAAAGAAATGGGTATAGAGGAGGACAAAGAAGAAGTCCAAGAAGTCCAAAATACCGCAGCCGAGACAAAAAAAGATGACGACAGCGACCCTAAACCCGCTTGAAGACCTAACGGACGCTGAATTACAGTTCTTACTGGACAATTTGGACCAGTTTGATGAGATAGACGCTGAAGAAACAGAGCTTGTTATTGATGAAATGAACAGGCGCAAAGAGGCTAAGGCTGCTAGAGAAGATTTAATAGCGTTTTGTCAAATAATGCAGTCAGACTATAAAGTTGGCGAGCATCACCGCAGGTTGGCAAACCTCCTTATGGAGATTGCTGAGGGTAAAAAGAACCGAATTGCGGTCAACATACCCCCACGGCACGGTAAATCCCAGCTTGTTTCTATCTATTTTCCTGCATGGTTCCTTGGAAAATACCCTGATAAAAAGGTTTTAATGGTCTCCCACACGACCGATCTTGCTGTGGACTTTGGACGGAAAGTGAGGAACCTAATTGACACACCCATATATAAACAAATTTTTCCTACTGTCAGTCTGGCGCAAGATAATAAGTCTGCTGGGCGTTGGAATACTAATGTTGGTGGTGAGTATTTTGCTTGTGGTGTGGGTTCTGCCCTTGCTGGTCGTGGAGCTGATCTACTATTGGTGGACGACCCCCATAACGAGCAGGACATCATCAATGGGAACTTCGATGTATTCGAGAAAGCGTATGAATGGTTCACCTACGGAGCAAGAACACGCTTGATGCCAGGCGGAAGAGTTGCTATCGTACAGACTAGATGGCACCAAGATGACCTAACAGGTAAGGTTGTCCGTGATATGGTCCAGAACGAAGAGGCAGACCAGTATGAACTTGTCGAATTTCCAGCGATTTTTAATGAAGGAACAGATCAAGAAGCAGCTTTGTGGCCTGAATGGCTGTCATTGGCCTCTTTGCGTCAAACTAAGGCTTCTATGCCTGTGTTCCAGTGGAACGCTCAGTACCAGCAAAACCCCACAGCCGAAGAAGCTAGCGTTGTCAAGCGAGAATGGTGGAAGTGGTGGAAGCAAGAAACCCCGCCGTCCTGCGAATACGTGATTATGTCCTTAGACGCCGCTGCAGAGACGCATAATAGGGCAGACTTTACTGCAATAACGGTTTGGGGGGTGTTTTTTAACGAAGAAATGGACTGCCACAGCATTATTTTGTTGAATTCTATTAAGAAAAGATTAGAATTTCCAGAATTAAAGGATTTAGCGTGGAGCGAGTGGCACGAATGGAACCCTGATGCGTTCATTGTGGAGAAAAAGAGTGCTGGTACAGCGTTATATCAAGAATTACGGCGTACTGGGATGCCCGTCATAGAGTACACCCCCCATAGGGGTAGTGGTGATAAGCTTGCTAGGCTCAATTCCGTTGCTGATATTGTTAAAAGTGGTCTAGTATGGGTGCCCGAGACACGTTGGGCTGAAGAAGTAGTAGAAGAGATTGCAGGATTTCCGTTTATGAGCCATGATGACTTAGTTGACTCAACGGTGATGGCGCTAATGCGCTTTAGACAAGGCGGGTTTATTAAATTACCTAACGATGAGCCAGATGAAATCAGACTATTTAAGTCTAAACGGTTCAAAGGATATTATTAAGGACACATTATGGCAATAGATAAGGCACTGTATCAAGCTCCAGTAGGCATAGAAGAAGCAGCTGCGATGGAGAGTCCGATAGAGATCGAGATTGAGGATCCTGAGTCAGTCACTATTGGCATAGATGGCTTAGAAATACAGATTGAGCCAGAAAAAGAGTCCGAGGATGACTTCAATGCTAACTTAGCAGAGTACATTGATGAAGGCACCCTTACAGAAATTTGTGGTGATTTGGTTGCTGACTTTGATTCTGACATTGGTGCTCGCAAAGATTGGATACAGACTTATGTAGATGGTCTTGAGTTACTTGGTTTGAAGATTGAAGAGCGCTCTGAACCTTGGGAAGGCGCATGCGGTGTATACCACCCCTTACTTTCTGAGGCGCTAGTTAAGTTCCAGGCAGAGACCATGATGTCTATCTTCCCCGCTGCAGGTCCTGTAAAAACATTGGTCGTTGGTAAAGAGACACCTGAGAAGAAAGATGCGTCTGAGCGTGTACGTGAGGACATGAACTATCAGTTGACCGAGATGATGCCTGAGTATCGTCCTGAGACAGAGCGTATGCTCTGGGGCTTGGGTCTAGCTGGTAATGCGTTTAAGAAAGTGTACTTTGACCCTAACTTAGAGCGTCAAGTGGCTATGTTTGTACCAGCAGAAGATATGGTCGTGCCCTACGGCGCACCGTCACTTGAAGCTGCTGAGCGTGTTACACACGTCATGCGCAAGAATGAGAACGAGTTACGCAAGCTACAAGTATCAGGTTTCTATCGTGACATTGACTTAGGTGATCCTGTCAATGTAATGGACGAAGTAGAGAAGAAGATTGCCGAGAAGCTTGGCTTTAGAGCAACAACAGATGACCGCTACAAACTCCTTGAGATGCACGTCAACTTAGATATTCCTGGGTACGAGCACAAGGACGAAGACGGTAAACCCACCGGTATTGCACTACCTTACGTAGTCACTATCGAGAAAGGTACACAAAATGTTCTATCTATTAGACGTAATTGGGACCCGAATGATGAAACTTGTCAAAAGCGTCAACATTTTGTCCATTATGGATACGTTCCGGGCTTTGGCTTTTATTACTTTGGGCTTATTCACCTTATCGGTGCTTTTGCTAAGTCTGGTACTAGTCTTATTCGGCAGCTCGTGGATGCTGGAACCCTTAGCAACCTGCCAGGCGGCTTTAAGGCCCGTGGCTTGCGAATTAGGGGCGATGACACCCCGATAGCACCGGGAGAGTTCCGTGATGTAGACGTACCTAGTGGCACGATGCGTGACAACATCCTGCCTCTTCCATACAAAGAGCCAAGCCAAGTATTAATGACGTTGCTCAATCAAATTGTGGAAGAAGGTCGTCGCTTTGCAAATACTGCTGATCTACAGATCAGTGACATGTCTTCACAAGCACCAGTAGGTACTACGCTAGCTATCCTAGAGCGTACGCTCAAAGTGATGTCTGCTGTACAAGCTCGCATTCACTACAGCTTAAAGCAAGAGTTGAAGTTACTGAAGAAGATTATTGCTGAATACACACCAGAGGAGTACAGCTATGAGCCAGATGAAGGATCCAGATTTGCTAAGAAGTCTGACTACGATGATGTGGACGTCATCCCTGTTAGTGATCCTAACGCTTCAACAATGGCACAGAAGATTGTTCAATACCAAGCAGTAATGCAGCTTGCAGCACAGTCACCAAACTTATTTAATATGCCATTGTTGTATCGTCAGATGCTAGACGTACTCAGTATTAAGGATGCGCAGAAGCTTGTACCTCTACCAGAGGATATGAGACCCAAGGATCCAGTTACAGAGAACCAAGATGTACTGATGCTTAAACCTACCAAGGCGTTTTCATATCAGGATCACAAAGCACATATTCAAGTACACACAGCTGCTATACAGGATCCGATGATTATTCAGTTATTGCAGAACAACCCACAGGCACCACAGATGCAGGCTGCCATGCAGGCGCATATTGCTGAGCACTTGGGTATGCAGTATCGGATTGAGATTGAGAAGCGTCTTGGTATTCAGTTACCTGCTCAGTACGATGAGTCGGGCGAAGAGAATCCGATGGACCCAGCTCTTGAATCTAAGTTGGCACCACTACTTGCACAAGCAGCCCAGCAAGTTCTACAACAGAACCAGGCACAAGCTGCACAACAGCAAGCTATGCAGCAAGCTCAAGATCCGATGCTCCAGTTACAGCAGCGTGAAGTGGCTATCAAGGAAGCAGATCAGCAACGCAAGGCACAGAAAGACATGGCTGATGCCCAGCTCAAGGCTGCTCAGATTGCTACTGAGAACAAGCGGATCGAGTCTCAGACTAAGAATGAGATGTTAAAAGTAGCCGCAGAAATGCGTGACGAGCGTGAGAAGTTAGTAATGAAGGAAGTGTTAGACGTTATGAAACCTAATAAATCTAGTGGGAAAGGACAGTAATGGATGCTTCTGATGTTCTAGTGGACATGCTAGACAAAGAAATAACAAGTAAACAGGATTGGATAGGCAGCGGACAAGCTAAAGACTATTCTGAATACCAAAGAGTTTGTGGTGAGATTAAGGGTCTGCTCTTCGCAAAGCAGGAAATATTAGACCTAAAACGTAAATTGGAGAACTCGGACGATGAGTGAAACTTTGGATTTATCACGGGCAGTAGACTTAGCTGCTGTGATGCAGAAAACAGCTGAGGAGCGGGCACAACAACTGCCTGAACCTAGAGGCTACCGCATACTATGTGCAATACCAGAAGCAGAAGAAGCCTTTGATAGTGGGATTCTCAAATCAGATGAAACCCGTCGGCATGATGAACTCTTATCTACAGTGCTATTTGTAGTGAAGATGGGGGCAGATTGCTATAAAGATCCTGTCCGTTTCCCAAATGGAGCATGGTGTAAAGAAGGTGATTTTGTTTTGGTTAGACCAAATGCAGGTACTAGATTGGTAATTCACGACCGTGAGTTCCGTTTGATTAACGATGATTCTGTGGAAGCTGTAGTACAAGACCCACGGGGCATCAAGCGTAAATTTATCTAAGGAGGCTGGACATGGCTGAAATGGAAAAAGAAGTATTTAAATTCCCTGATGAGGCAGAAGATCAGGGTAAACCCGTAGATACGGAAGAAATTCAGGGTAAACCCTTAGACGATGATATTGAAGTCGTAATTGAAGACGATACTCCTGTTGAAGATCAAGGTAGAAAACCTGCTGATCCTGAGCAAGTCAAGAAACTAGAGGTTGAAGTTGACGACTTAGACAAATACAGTAAAGAAGCAAAGGACAAGCTTATTAAGATGAAGCGTGTCTGGAACGATGAGCGTCGTCGTGCGGATGCTGCCCAGCGGGAGCAACAAGCAGCTATTGATGCTGCCCAGCGTTTGATGGAGGAAAACAAACGGATTAAGGAAATGCTTACCAAAGGTGAAGCAGAGTACAAAGCCGCAGTTACTACTACGTCAGAAGTTCAGTATGAAATGGCTAAACGTGCTTATAAAGAAGCATATGATGCTGGCGATTCAGAAAAACTCATGGAAGCGCAAGCGGCGCTAACAAAAGCTCAAATTCAACTCGAAAGTGCAAAAAACTTTAAACTTCCCCCTTTACAAGAAGATAAATTTGATGTACAAACGAGTCAACAGTATCAAAATGCGCCCCAACAAGACAAAAAGTTGGTGGATTGGCAAAACCGTAATACTTGGTTCGGACAGGACGAAGAGATGACGGCAGCGGCTCTGGGACTCCATGAGAAGCTAAAACGCCAAGGGATGCAGATTGGTTCTGACGAATATTACGCAACGTTAGACAAAACAATGCGCAAGCGGTTCCCTGAAAGCTTCGATGAAGACATCGAACCGCCAGAAGTAGAAGTAGAAGAGGCAGCGCAAAAGGCAGACACGCCAAAAGCTAAGCCAGCAACGGTTGTAGCTCCGGCAACTCGGTCGACCGCACCGAAAAAGATTAGGTTAAAGCAGTCGCAAGTTGCGATAGCAAAGAAACTTGGTCTTACCCCTGAGCAATATGTCCGTGAACTTATGAAATTGGAGGCCTGACATGGCTACAAATAGATTAGATAGAAGTATTGATACCCGGGAATTGGTTGAACGCCCTAAGCAGTGGCAACAGCCAGAGCTATTACCAGAACCTGACAAACAGGATGGTTATGCGTACCGTTGGATTCGTGTTTCAACCCTTAACAATTCGGACCCCCGCAATCTTTCAGCTAAATTGAGAGAAGGTTGGGAACCAGTAAGGATTGAGGAACAACCCAAATTACAACTGCTAGCTGATCCCAATAGTCGATATAAAGACAATATTGAGATTGGTGGATTGTTACTTTGCAAGACTCCACTTGAGTTCGTTGCTCAGCGTAATAAACATTACTCTGACCAAGCTGATGCCCAAATGAAAGCTGTAGAGAACACTCTTATGCGCCAGAATGATCCTCGGATGCCTCTCTTCAATGAAGGGAAAGTTACGACGGGTTCTTTTGGAAAAGGTGGTTAATTTTAATTTAGGAGATTTATTATGGCTTATCCAAGCGTAACAGCTCCATACGGCTTAGTTCCGATCAACAGCGTAGATGGCAAACCCTACGCTGGTGCAACCCGTCAATTGCCAATTGCGAGTACTTATAACACTCCAATTTATAACGGGGATATCGTAGCTCTAGTTGATGGTGGCACTATTGCAGTATCAGGCGTTACAAACGACTCTACAACTACCGCTGCTAACTACACCTATGGTGTATTTGTTGGTGTTCAGTACGTCAATGCACAAGGTCAAACAGTTCAAGCCCAGTACTACCCAGGTAATGCTGCTGCTTCTTCTGCTATTGCCTATGTTGTTGACGATCCAATGGCTGCCTTTAAAGTAGCTGTTGTATTTGCAAACAGCGTTGTAACCACAGTTAACCAAAGCGTTGTAGGTATTAACATGGCGATTGACCAAGGTACAGGTAGTGCTACTACTGGTAATTCTGGTTTTGGCGTTCTTGTTCCTACCGACAATCTTGGTAACGCAGCTACGCTGCCAGTTCGTGCTGTTTCCGTAGTTCCAGAAACTGCTACTGGTACAAATGCCTTCACTGAAGTAGTAGTGAAGTTGAACAACCCACAAATACTCCGTACAACGGGTATTGACTACGCCGCTTAAGGAGCTTAAAAATGGCTATTTCTCGTGCCCAACTACTAAAAGAGCTCCTCCCAGGCTTGAACGCTTTGTTCGGTTTGGAGTATGCTCGCTACGGTGAAGAACACAAAGAGATCTATGAAACAGAAACCTCTGAGCGTTCTTTTGAAGAAGAAGTAAAACTGTCTGGCTTCTCAGCTGCACCAGTCAAAAACGAAGGTTCTGCCATCGCTTATGACAATGCACAAGAGGCATTTACAGCTCGCTATACCCACGTAACGATTGCTCAAGGCTTCTCCTTAACAGAAGAGGCAATTGAGGACAACTTGTATGACAGCCTATCTGGTCGTTATACCAAGGCGTTAGCTCGTTCCATGGCGTATACCAAGCAAGTTCGTGCTGCTTCTGTATTAAATACTGGCTTTACCGCTGCTGTTGGTGGTGATGGTCAGCCTTTATTCAGCGCAAGCCACCCCTTGGTTTCTGGCGGTACTAACAGTAACATCCCAACAACCCCTGCTGACCTTAACGAGACTTCTTTAGAAGCCGCCGTTATTCAAATCAGCTTGTGGACTGATGAGCGTGGACTGTTGATTGCTTCCAAACCACGTAAGTTGATCGTGCCACCTGCACTACAGTTCGTTGCAACTCGTTTGCTAGAAACCGAACTCCGTGTTGGTACTAACGACAACGACATCAATGCAATTAAGAACAATGGTTCGATCCCAGAAGGTTACACAATTAACCACTATCTGACCGACACCAATGCATGGTTCTTGTGCACTGATGTACCTAACGGTATGAAGCACTTTGTTCGTACACCACTCCAGAATTCTATGGATGGGGACTTCGACACAGGCAACGTACGTTATAAAGCACGTGAGCGTTACTCATTTGGATTCTCGGATCCATTGGGAATGTTCGGTTCCGCAGGAGCCTAAAAATCGGGGGGAGAAATCCCCCCTTTTTGTTTTATTTGTTGTAAGATTTGATTTATCTGGGTGAATCGCCTGTCAAACCGCCCCAGCGGACGCATACACGATTGATGGGCTGAACTTTGTATGAAGGACAATTTAAAATGGCAACATCAACTACCTCAGCCGTATGGCGCTCCACTGGTGGAGATCAAACACGCACTGCAGAAGCAGGCTCCATGGTTATGGCAGTCCCCTTCTATATTGCAAATACTGCAGCAACCGCAAACGTTCTTAACGTTTCTGGCGGATCAGCTTTAATTCTTCCTGCTAACGCAGTAGTAACTGAAGTTATTATTTCTAGCGGTGGCGGCGGTAATGCTACAGCTAACGTAGGGTTTACCCCACTAATCAGCGTTGGTCCTGGTCAAACTACTACCCTAGGCACAAACGTTCCTACTGGTTTTGTTTCTGCTGGTAACGTATCTGCTCGTACAGTATTTACTGTTGGTGGTACAGGCGGCGGTGCTTCTTTGGGTAATGCAGCTAACGCAACTAACTTAGTTGTTGTTACTAATACTCAAGGTGCTGCTAATGCAATTGCTGGTGTGGTAAGCGGAAGAATCATTTATCACGTAGCCGACGCTGGTCAACAAAGCGCCTAAATAGGAGGCTCTTATGGGCATGCAATATGACGTTAAAGCAACGGCTATAGCTGCTGGACAGACAAACGCTGCGGTGTTTGCTGGAGCTGCTCGCATTAAAGGTATGGTCATTGCTATCCCCGCTGCTGGTGGTACTTTAACTCTGCGAGATGGTTCTGGAGGCACAATTCGTTTTAGTTTTGTAGCCCCTGCTGGTGATGCTACTGTTACCAATATTCTTGTACCTGGCGAAGGTATTCGATGCGATAGCGGTATTTATGCAACTACTCCAGCAGATATGCCTGTAACGGTGTTTTATGGCTAAGACCCCTGCCTGGCAACGCAAAGAAGGCAAAAACCCCGAAGGCGGCTTGAACGCTAAGGGGCGTGCCTCCTATAACGCTGCCAATCCTGGTAAACCTGGGCTAAAGCGTCCTCAGCCAGAAGGTGGATCTAGACGTGATTCGTTCTGTGCCCGCATGAAAGGCATGAAGCGTAAGCTAACCAGCGCTAAAACCGCTAACGACCCAGATTCACGCATCAATAAGTCTTTACGAGCTTGGAACTGCAAAGAAGGTGGATCTGTTCGTGGTGGTGGCTGCGAAGTCCGTGGCAAAACTAAAGGGAAGATGGTATGAGTCCTGAGTTTTTAATGTTATGGAACGCAGTTTTATCTTTAGCGGGGGTAATCGTGGGTCTTTGGGCAAGAGAAAAATCTGCGGAACTAGCTCGTCTTAATATTTTATTAAACAGAACTCGTGAGGAGGTGGCTCGTGATAACGTCACTCAAGCAGAAATTGACAAAATTATGGTCCATATTGACCAACGCTTTAACAAACTTGAAGCAAAAATTGACCAACTTATTCAGAAAGGGTTAGTAGCATGAAAGAGTCCAAAATGATGGTTAAAAAAGAAATTGGCTTTATGAAGAAAAAGGGCGCTCCTAAGTCCATGATTAAGCATGAAATGGCTGAAGCTGGTATGAAAAAAGGTGGCGTGGCTAAAAAAGCTGCAAAGAAAATGATGAGCGGCGGTATGGCTAAAAAGAAAAGCGGAAAGGCTTGCTAATATGAAACATTCAGATATTGCAAAAGACATGCCAATGATGAAAAAAGTCGCTGGCGAGGCTGTTAAAAGCCATGAGAAGCGTATGCACAAGATGGCTAAAGGCGGTACTGCGTCTGCCCGTGCAGACGGTTGTGCTACTAAGGGTAAAACCAAGGGCACAATGATTAAGATGATGGGCGGCGGTAAGGCTTGCTAAATGCCAATTGAACCTGTAGACCCTTCTAAAAAGACTGGCGGTGACGGGCAGGAGAAGTATCCAGCTAAGCCTAAGCACGGTCCTGGAAAGTTTGACGAAATTCTAGAGAAAGCTGAGAAGGCTCAAAAGGCTAGGGATGAAATAAGCAAAATAGCAGGAGAGCAAAAAACAAATGCTGAAGCTACGCGCCCACGTACCTATACCGAAAGACTTCAAGATATGGGTAGATTACCTAAACCTAGTGGCGCAGCTGGGGCAAAAATTGAGCTTGAAAAAGGCATGATGGGTAGTAATATGCCAAAGCCTAAATTAAAAGCTGGCGGTAAAGTAAGTGCATCATCCCGTGCTGATGGCATAGCCCAGCGGGGTAAGACTAAAGGAAGGATTGTGTAATGCCAGATTATCGTAAACCTACAGTTAAAGAGAGCGAGAAGCTTGAAAAGTCTCGTGAGATGATGGTTCAAGGTATTGAAGGGGAGAAAGATATTCTCTCTAAAATGATGCCAACCATGGCTAAAGCAGCTAGAGACGAAATGAGAGCAGCCCGTGCTTTGCGTGAATCTGTTCCTGCCCGTGCCCGTGAGGGCGAGGCATATGAGTATGCTGGGTATAAAAAGGGTGGCAAGGTATCCTCAGCTTCTAAACGAGCTGACGGCTGCGCAATGCGAGGTAAAACCAAAGGAAAAATGGTATGAGAGCCAGCCGTGGTATGGGCGCCATTCTCCCTTCTAAAATGCCTAAAGGTAAAGTTATTCATCGTAAAGATAATCCCGATGCAGTGGATATGTACTCCAAAGGGGGTAAAACTTCTAAGGTTAATCAGGCTGGTAACTATACGAAGCCTAGTATGCGCAAATCTTTATTTGAGAGTATTAAAGCGTCGGCTGTGCAAGGCACTGCGGCGGGTCAATGGTCGGCTAGGAAGGCACAACTCTTAGCTAAAAAATACAAAGCAAAAGGTGGAGGTTATCGTGGCTAAATCGTTTCCTGATCTAAATAAAGATGGTGAAGTAACCCGTGCTGACGTCCTAAAAGGACGTGGCGTTGAGATGAAAAAAGGTGGCAAAGTTAATTGGATCCAAGATGCAATTAAAAAACCGGGCGCCTTAAGAGCATCTATGGGTGTTAAAAAAGGTGAGAAGATCCCCGCTAAAAAACTTGCTGTGGCAGCTAAAAAGCCAGGTAAGATGGGGCAAAGAGCGAGATTAGCACAGACTTTGTCAAAGCTAAAAAAATGAAATGGTCCGACAAACGCAAAAAGTCAATCAACTGCGACAGCCCAAAGGGGTTCTCGGAGAAGGCTCATTGCGCCAGCAAAAAGAAGAAGATGGTAGGGGGTGGTTTAGCCGCATCGCAACGTTCTTTAAAGGCTTGGGGCGACCAAGAGTGGACAACCAAGTCAGGGAAGAAGTCGTCCGAAACAGGCGAAAGATACCTACCCAAAAAGGCGATCCAGTCATTGAGTCCATCCGAGTACGCAGCAACAACACGAGCAAAACGAGCAGGCAAAGCACAGGGAAAGCAGTTCGTGCCCCAGCCAGCAAAAGTAAAAGCAAAAGTAAAACCGTTTAGGAAGATATGACCACTACTGGTACAAATAACTTCAACTTAGACATGAACGACCTCATTGAGGAGGCGTTTGAACGTTGTGGTTTAGAGGTTCGCTCCGGTTATGACTTTCGTACTGCACGGCGGTCTTTAAACCTATTGACGATTGAGTGGGCTAACCGTGGTATTAACTTGTGGACTGTAGAGCAAGGGCAGTTTGTAATGAATACTGGGCAGGCTATTTACCCTATTCCCGTTGATACAGTTGACCTTTTAGATACCGTGGTGCGTACTAATAATGGTCAGAGCAATAACCAAATTGACATTAATATTAGCCGTATTAGTGAACCTACTTACCTTACCATCCCCAATAAAAACGCTAATGGGCGCCCAATTCAAGTTTGGTTTAACAGACAGTCAGGTAATGTGGCAGCAACCCCACAAGCTGTTTTAGATGGCGCCATAACCGCAACTGATACAACTATTACCTTAGTTAATGCTGCTAATATCCCAACTCAAGGTTTTGTTAATATTGACAACGAAACCATTGGCTATCAAAACATCGTAGGCAACCAGATTATTAATGCTTGGCGTGGTCAGAATGGCACTACAGCGGCTAGTCATTTAACAGCTGCAAACGTATATACCAACAATTTACCATGTGTTAACGTCTGGCCCACCCCTAATGCACCTGGCGACCAATACACATTTGTGTATTACAGAATGCGTAGAATCCAAGACGCAGGCACTGGTATCAGAACCCAAGATATTCCATTTAGATTTATCCCCTGTATGACCGCTGGTCTGGCTTATCAATTAAGTACCAAAATGCCTGGAGTCGATCCAAATAGAATAATGATGCTCAAATCTGACTATGAACAACAATGGCAGTTGGCTGCGGACGAAGACAGAGAAACAGCCACAATCCGTATAGTTCCACGCAATATGTTTTATTACAGATGATATGCCATGCCAAATAAGTTTTCTTCAGGTAAATATGCTATTGCGGAGTGCGACAGATGTGCACAACGGTATAAACTTACGGAGTTAAAGATACAGATATTAAAGACAAAACCGTATCAAGTTAAGGTTTGCCCGTCTTGTTGGGATCCAGATCAGCCTCAGTTGTCTCTAGGCTTGTACCCAGTAAATGATCCACAGGCGGTGCGGGAACCAAGACCAGACGTGAGTTATTTAGTATCAGGACAAAGTGGTTTACAAATTAACCAGACGGGCATTGGTCCAGATGGATTTGGTAGTCCAGAGTTAGGTAGTAGGGTGTTTCAGTGGGGGTGGAACCCAGTCGGGGGTAGTAGAGGTCCTGATGCAGGTTTAACTCCAAATGACTTGGTACAACAAGTAATTCTTGGTACAGTATCAGTAACAACAACTTAAGGAGTTAAAAATGTACAAAAAAGGCGCAGATGGTATTACCAAAAAGGGCAAAACCGAAGGTAAAAACTTAGGTGACTCTGGTCCATCAATAGGTATTGAGAAGGGTCCAAAGAAAAGCACTAGCTCAATGAACAAAAACATGAAGACTATGGGTCGCAATATGGCTCGTATCATGAATCAGAAGAAATCAGGAAGAGGTCGATAATGGCTAAGTTCTCTATGAAAAAAGGCGGTAAAGAAGTAGGACCTGCTGAGGTTTATGCTGCACCGCACACAATGGACGGTAAAGCTACTAGCATCGTGGCAGACAGTGCTTATACTCCCGGTGCCAAAGTAATGGACACAATGAATATGTCTGTTGGTGGCGTTAGTAAAGGTAACTACAAGCCAATAAACCCGTACGGTGTTGGTGAAATGCGTGGTTATGGTGCTGCTACCAAGGGTCGCAAAATTAGCGGGAAAATGGGCTAATGAACTACCAGCAGTTATCTGAGGCAATACAAAGCTACGCTGAGTCGACAGAGCAACTCTTTGTCTACAACATTCCTAACTTTGTCCAGCTTTGCGAAGAGCGGGTGTACAACGCCGTTCAGATCCCTGCTATCCGTAAAAATGTTATTGGTAACTTTATTCAGGGAGACTACTATATAGCGCTTCCCACCGATTATTTGGCGTCTTTCTCCCTTGCTGTTATTAATAGCGACGGTAGCTACGAGTATTTAATTGATAAAGACGTTAACTTTATCCGTCAGTCCTACCCAAATCCAACTACTGATACAGGTTTACCTAGGTACTATGCCCAGTTTGCCCCCTATACCTACATAATTGGGCCGACCCCAGATGACAATTACAACACCGAGCTGCATTATTACTACTACCCAACCACGATTGTTCAAGGCGGATTAGCTGGTTTTGGTACGATTGTTGGTGGTTCGGGATATACCAACGGTGTATACACCAATGTTCCTTTGACGGGTGGTAATGGTTCAAATGGGACTGCTACGATTACTGTATCTGGAGGAGTGGTAACTACGGTTACTTTAGTAAACCCAGGGTATCTATATCTTGTGGGTAACACACTAAGCGCTGCGGTATCTACAATCGGGGGTACGGGAAGTGGGTTTTCAGTACCCGTTAATAATATTCAGAACGCAGCCGGAACTTCCTGGCTGGGTGATAATTTTGAAAGTGTTTTGTTGTATGGTTCGTTACGTGAGGCTATAATCTTCCAAAAGGGTGAGCAAGATATGGTCAACTATTACGAGCAGAAGTACCAAGAATCCTTAGCGTTGCTCAAAGATTTGGGTGATGGTAAAGATAGACGTAGCGCTTATCGTGATGGACAATTACGATTACCTGTACCTGGACCCGTAAGATAATTTTTAGGAGCAAAAAATGGCAATTACTCAAGCAATGGCTACATCGTTCAAGGTTCAACTCTTGAATGGTCAGCACAATTTTTCAGCAAATACGTTTAAATTAGCCCTGTATACCAGCTCGGCTACCATTAACGAGAACACAACTGCTTATTCAACAACTAATGAAGTAGCTTCTACTGGCAATTATTCTGCTGGTGGTAATACTTTGTCGGTTAGCGTAACCCCAACTAACTCTGGAAACGTAGCTTACATCTCGTTCTCCAATACTTCTTGGGCAAATGCAACCATTACTGCGAATGGCGCTTTGATCTATAACGCTAACTTAGCAAATGCGGCTGTTGCTGTACTAGCTTTTGGCGGCGATAAGACCTCTACTAATGGTACTTTTGCTGTTAACTTCCCAACTGCTGATGCAAGTAACGCAATTATTCGTTTAACCGCTTCGTAATTAGGAGAGCCTTATGGCTTTGATTCTGAAAGATAGGGTTAAAGAATCCAGCTCTAGCTCTGGCACAGGCAGTCTTACGCTTGGTGGTGCATTTCCTGGCTATCAAACGTTTAATGCCGCCATAACTACTGGTTCTACCGTTTATTACACCATCCATAACTTAACTGCTGGATCTGATACAGAGTGGGAAGTTGGCGTTGGTACATTTACGTCTCCAGCTACGCTAAGTAGGGATACGGTTTTTTCCTCATCAACAGGATCTAAGGTTAACTTTACTAGTGGTGTAAGTGGGCTTGAGGTATTTATTACTCAACCAGCCGAGCAAGCGCTATATACAAATCAAGCCACAGGTAAGGTAGAAGTATTTGGTAATGGCACAAACACCGTAGCATTCACTAATGTCAACACCACAAACTTAACAGCTACTACTGTAACGCTAACAAACGGAACAATTAGCACCAACGCTGCAAACGCCACGGATATTACCAATAAGACTTATGTTGATGGGCTTTTTTCAACAGGTATCACATATCACGCTCCTGTTCTTGTTGAAACACCGACAGCTCTAACCGCTACGTATAATCAGCCAGGCGGTGCCGGAAACGGCGTAGGTGCTACGCTGACTAATAGCGGCGCAAACGTAGCTTTAAGTATTGATGGTGTGTCTCTATCTAACACAGCTCGTGTTTTGGTTTATAACCAAGCTAATGCTGTTCAAAACGGTGTTTATACGGTTACTAATCCCGGTGCGCCCGATGCCCCTGGTCCTGGGGCTGCTTGGGTGCTTACTCGTGCGACCGATGCTGATACTTATGGCGTTGGGGACCCAAATAAGCTAGGTCAGGGTGATGCATTCTTCGTTCAGTCTGGTAATACGGGGGCTGGTGAAACTTATATTCTCAATACCGTAGGCACAATTACTTTTGGTTCAACCAACCTTACGTTTGCGCAGATTAGTTCTGCTCAGATCTATGCAGCAGGTACCGGTCTTAACCTTTCTAATCTAACGTTTAGCATATCGAATACTACTGTTTCTACAGGTTTATATGGTGATTCAGCTAACGTAGCCGTTATTGAGGTAAACCCACAGGGGCAGTTAACTTCTGCTTCTAATTCTGCTATTAACGTGTCTAACATTACTGTTGGCACTTTAGCCAACGCAAGAACCACTGCTTCTGATTCTAACGGCGCTTCTACTATCGTATCTCGTGACTCTAATGGTTCTTTTGCTGCCAACGTAGTTACAGCTACAACGGTTAATGCAACCAGCGGAAACTTCACTAACATTACTGGTAACGGCGTAGCCCTAACAGCTATTAATGCCTCTAACGTCACCTCTGGTACTTTAGATAACGCCCGTACTACAGCCAACACGGCTAATAGCGCTTCGACTTTGGTACTGCGTGATGCTAATGGTGCTTTTGAAGGTGGCAACGTAACCGCAGCAAACTTTATTGGTGCTGGTACAACCATAACCTCTATTAACGCAAGCAATATATCGTCTGGAACTATTGGTAACTCTAGAACCACAGCGGCTTCTGCTAACGGGGCAGCTACGATTGTTCTTCGTGATTCATCTGGTAGCTTTGGTGCTGGCGATATTACGGCTAATTCTATTTCAGGTAACGGTGTAGCTCTATCTGCTATTAATGCGTCCAACCTAACTTCAGGGACTGTCGATAATGCAAGAACGACTGCTTCTTCTAGTAACGGTGCTAGTACTATTGTGCTTCGTGATGCAGGTGGAGCGTTTGCTGCTGGGGCAATAACAGGTTCGTTTATTATTGGTGATGGGTCCAACGTATCTGCTATCAATGGATCAAACGTAACTACAGGCACTGTTGCTAACGCTAGAACTACTGCGGCTTCTGCCAATGGAGCTTCTACTATTGTGGCTCGTGATTCTGATGGTTCGTTTACTGCAAACGTAGGTACATTTACTACAGTTGCTGGCACATTAAGTACCGCTGCGCAAACCAACATTACTTCTGTTGGTAGCTTAGGTAGCACTCAAATTTCTTCTTTGGGTGTTGGTACAGCGGCATCAGGCACTACTGGTGAGATTCGTGCAACAAATAACGTTACTGCATACTACTCTTCAGACGAACGTTTAAAAGACAACGTACAAGTAATTGCAAATGCGCTTGCTAAAGTCCTTCAAATTCGTGGTGTTGAGTTTGATTGGAATAACTTGGATGAGCCAGAAGACGGTTACTTTGTTCGTAAACACGACGTTGGTGTAATTGCCCAAGAGATTGAAAAAGTGATTCCAGAAGTAGTTGGCACTAGAGAAAACGGTATGAAAGCAGTTAAATACGACCGAATTATTCCGTTGCTCATTGAGGCTATTAAGGAGTTGAAGGCCGAAGTAGATGCTCTGAAAGGCAAGTAATGACCTTTGGCTTCTCGCCCTACGCTGGTGCCCCATTTGCTGATACTGGTGAGGCAACGATTGGTATATCGGTCCAACTTACTGGGGTATCTGCCGTAGGTCAAGTTGGCACGGTTGCCATAGGCTTAGGTATTGAAATTCTACCTACAGGCGTTGTTGCAGTAGGTCAAACGGGTAGCGTAACAATTGTGGCGCAAGGTAACGTTGTACCAACGGGCGTTAATGCTGTAGGTGTAATTGGCAATGTCTCGATAGTTGAAAGTGTTACGCTTGTATTAACGGGTGTTTCATCTATTGTTACCCTAGGTAACGTAGAACCCACAGCAGGGTCAGATGTTAACGTAACAGGTGTTTACGCAGTTGGTCAAGTTGGTACTGTAGGCACTCAATCTGGGTCATTAGTTGATGTAACAGGTGTTATGGCTGTTGGTAAGATAAAGCGTGTTAACGTCTGGGGCTTGGTTTTAACACCTTAAGGATAAATTATGGCAAGTACATATTCGACAAGTTTAAAGCTAACCCTAATGGGGGATGGTGACCAAGCGGGTCTTTGGGGGCAAACAACTAATACCAACCTAGGTACTTTGGTTGAACAGGCTATTACTGGCGTACAGTCTATTGTAATGACTGATGCCAACTACACCCTAACTAGCTTTAACGGAATATCAGACGAGGCTAGAAATGCGGTTTTAGTGGTTACTGGCACTAATAATGCCCAACGTGACCTTATCCCACCCGTGGTTGAAAAGTTATATACCGTTGTAAACAATACTACCGGTGGTTACGCAATCCGAATAATTGGGGCTTCTGGTACAGGTGTAATTATACCTAATGGAGCTACATGCCTTGTCTATTGTGACGGCACTAATTTTGTCAATGGGTTGTCTGGTTCGGCAGGTAACTTTACGGTTAATGGTACTGGAACTGCTACTAATTTAGTTGCTACTAGCAACGTAACAGCTACTTCTTTTTTGCTTGGTAATAATGCAACTATCACAAACACGCTTACATCAGCTAACGTAACAGCTACTTCTTTATTTGCTACTACTGCAAACGCAACAACAATAAATGCAACAACCGTAAATGCAACAACCGTAAATGCAACAACTGTAAATGCAACAAATGTAGCCGCTACAAATTTTAAAACTACTAACTTTACAATTACTGAATCTGGCGGTGTGTTGCAATTTAAATATGGTGCTACTGTAGTAATGTCTATGGACGCTACAGGTAATTTAACATCTGCCTCTAATATTACTGGTTTTGGAACACCATAAAAATGGCATACCCACTTTCTAAAATTAGTCTTGTAGCAAATACATGGGTTAAACAAATGCACTTTGTAAAAGCAGGTGACATAAATGAAGGGCATACGCATATATTTGATCACCAGACCTTGCTTGGTAAAGGTAAAGTAAAAGTAACGGTTAATGGTAAAGCAACTGAATTTATTGCACCTACTATTATTTTTATTTCCGCAGGATTTAAACACGAACTTGAAGCACTTGAGGACGACACGGTTTGTTATTGTATTCATGCTATCCGTGATGGTGAAAGAGTAGAGGACATTATTGATCCGGCGGATATACCTGAAGGAGGTATGGACTACAGATTTATTGAAGAAGGATTTAATGGGATTAAATCAACACCAAAAGAGTATCTTGATGAAAAACGCTAAAAAAATAATTAATCTTCCTGTACAAAAACCACAACTACAACTACAACCACAAACGGCTAATGCTGCATGGTTTTTTAATGCAGACCATGTTGATAATTGGGCGTATTGGAATGGTGTTTTTACTCCGCAGGAGTGTAAAGAAATTATTAAATTAGGTGAACAAAAAATTCTAGAGAAAGCTACCGTAATAAATAATAAAATTATTTTAGATGCTCGTGATAGCCAGGTAAGTTGGTTGTATTCAGCAGATAATATGCAATGGGCCTATCAAAAAGTTACAGATGTAATAACTTCTCTTAACAATCAATTTTTTAAATTTGAGTTGTTTGGTTTTGCAGAAGGTTTTCAATTTACTAAATACGAAGCGCCATCAGGGTTTTACGGAGCGCATATAGATAAATGGCTCAATGGTCCTGTTCGTAAACTATCTTTAACAATTCAACTATCTGATCCTGATGATTATGAAGGTGGTGAACTTGTTCTTAATACAGGAGAAGAAACTATTATGGCTAAAGAACAAGGTAAATTGGTTTGTTTTCCAAGTTATGTATTACACGAAGTTCGTCCAGTTACAAAAGGAACTCGTTATAGTTTAGTTGCATGGATAACTGGAACCCCGTTTAAATAAGGATAAATTATGGCAATTCCTTCATCTGGTGCAATATCACTAAATACAATAGCCACAGAGTTCGGTGGCTCAACTCCGCATAGCATATCTGAATATTATGCTGGTGGCGGTTTAGTCCCTGCGGGTACATCAGGTACCAATGGTCCAGTGCCTTCTTCTGGTCAAATTGCGTTTAGTAATTTTTACGGAACTTCTAATTACATTGCCCCTACTTCAGTTAGCTATCTTGTTGTTGCTGGAGGCGGTGGCGGTGCTGGTGCTGCAAATAACTATTATGGTGGAGGCGGTGGCGGTGCTGGTGGTATGCAAACCGGTACGCTTCCTGTTAGTGGATCTACAACGTATACCGTTACTGTTGGAGGCGGGGGTTCAGGCGGTCCAAATAGTGGTGGTTTTCCGCCTCCTGGTAGTTCTGGTGGTTCTTCTGTATTTTCTAGTATCACATCAACAGGAGGTGGTGGAGGCGGTGGCAAGGCTCAATCCACACCCTCTGGTGGAAGTGGTGGCGGTGGCGCTGCATGGCCAGGTATTAGTGGCGGCTCTGGCATTCCTGGTCAAGGTAATCCAGGGGGCAACGCTTTTGATGGGGGTTCTGGGGCTGGAGGTGGTGGTGGAAAAGGGGGCGGTGGTGGTCAAGGTAATGCCTCTAGCCCTGCTTCAGCGGGTGGTGGTGGGGGTGGAAGTTCTTCATCTATATCGGGTAGTTCCGTAACGTATGCAGGTGGCGGTGGCGGTGGCGCTGCTGATATTGGTGGTGGGAAAACTCCTTTCTATCCTGCTTCTGGTGGCGGTGGCGGCGGTGGCGGTGGTGGTAATGGAGGCTTGAACGCACCAGGCTCATCGGGTGGTACTAACTTAGGTGGTGGTGGGGGTGGTAGTGCTAACGGTTCTTTCCCCGGTGCTCCAGGAGGGTCAGGTATTGTAATTGTTAGTTATTCAAATACTGCTGGTGATGCAACCACAGTAACGGGTACTTATACTTTTACAAATACAGGTGGTAATAAAATTTATATATTTACTGGTTCTGGTTCTATTAGGTGGGGTGCGTAATGTCACATTTTGCTAAAGTTGAAAACGGTGTAGTAACTCAAGTTATTGTTGCCGAACAAGATGTAATTAATTCTGGTTTGTTTGGGGACTCCGCCTCTTGGGTTCAGACAAGCTATAACACTCGTAATGGAGTTCACTATATGCCCGACTCTAATACTCCTAGCGCAGATCAAAGTAAGGCACTACGTAAAAATTATGCGGGTATAGGCTATTCATACGATATACAGCGAGATGCATTTATACCACCCAAGCCCCATCAAAGTTGGTTGTTAAACGAAAATACTTGTCAATGGCAAGCACCTGTGCCATATCCAACAGACGGCAGAATTTATATTTGGGATGAGCTAACAGTAAATTGGGTTTTAGCACCCGTATTTGTTCCATCGGTTGATCCTATCCCTGTTGTTGATATAACACCACAAAATTAATGAACATAAAAGTGTATAAAAACTTTTTATCTAATGACGAATGCCAGATGCTTAGTAATATAGCTTTAGCTAATACCAATAATTGGTTTGGTTTTGGCTTAAGTCACGGTACTTTTATTGACAACCGTTTAACCACTCGTCTTTATATGGAAAACAAAACATATACACAAGAAGTATTGGACGTGTCAAAAAAAGTTCGTGAGTTTGTTGGTGTAGATAAGTTCCCATTAATTTACGACCATGGTTCAGATGGCGTTGTGGTGTCTATTACTTATCAAAATGGTAATGTTCCTATTCATAAAGATCCCAAAAGCACTGAAGGACTCCCTGCTTATCGGTGCAATATATTGACCCAAACTAATGAAGATGGGGCAGAACTTTATGTTGAGGGTAAGAAAATTGATATAGAAGCGGGTGATTTACATTGTTATATGGCTTCAGAACTACCGCATTTTGTAACAACAGCCAAAGGCAAAACACCTAGAATCATGTACATGTTTGGTGCATATATCCCTAAAGAATATTGGTGTGAATATGAGTTTAAAGAAACGGAGTTAGCATGATTAAGACCATTCAAGACGAGTTAAGTGACGGTGAGTTTAAGCCACGCCATACCATTGAAATTTATTGCCCTAACTGTGGTCGTGATGTAGATGAAGACGAGCTTGCTGCTAAAAAGTGCAACGACTGCGGAGATTCACTTGAAGATCCAGAGCAACACGTAGCTATTGTGGTAGCCAATATGTCATTTGGTGGGTCAACACTCTGAGGCAAAGAACAGTGAGATATGTCAGACGAACTGGGGTTATCGGCTGGTGCCAAGGGTATTAGCGAAGGGATAAAGACTGGGCGTGAGGCTGGGCGAGAGATTGGCAAGAACATCGAGGATGTTCAAAAAGAAGCGGTAGATGTTGCAAGGCAGCAAGCAAATGCCAAGATTCGTGAGCGTAGAGAAGCAGAGTTAAAGAAAGAACGGGCAATATTTAAAGCCCTTGAAGAGTACAAACACCGCAAAAAAATTAGCGATGAAGAGTACAAATTAAGGGTGGAGTTTATAAAGCAGCACGGCACCAAAGAGTGGCAAAAGGTGCTAGACATCAAGACCGAGATTGAACGGCTTGAAAAGGAAGACAAGAAGTACTTTGACGCAGAGCTGTCAAAAGTTAAATGGGTGCAGTTCTGGTGCTTTATGGCAGCAGGCTGGATTGCTTATTACATGGTATGGGGGGCTAAAAAATGAATATGCAAGATATTATGAAGGCGGTGATACCGATTTTGGTAGCCTGTATAGCGTGGCTACTCGGTCAGGTTTCTTCATTCCAAGAGCGTCTTACTAAGATTGAGGGCAAGATGCCAGCCTTAATTACTAACGAAGGCGTACCAACAGACAGCCCAATATCCGCAGAAAAGCGTCATACCCTAAAAGCCGAGCTACACAAAGATATTCAAGACCTCCATGTGCGGGTCAAACTCTTAGAAGAAAGAGCTAAAAAATGATTACCCTATTTACTACCCTTATATCGTTCCTGTCAGGTGGATTACCCAGCCTATTAGGGTTTTTTCAAGATAAGTCCGACAAGAAGCACGAGATGGAAATGGCTCGTTTGCAGACCGAACGGGAACTCCAAATGGCAGAGCGTGGCTTTGCAGCCCAAGCCCATGTAGAAGAGATTAAGACCCAACAGATTGAGATGCAGACCCAAGCTCAAGAAAGGACGTCTTTGTATGCTCACGACATCGAGATTGGCAAGGGTGCTTCTCAGTGGGTTACTAACTCTAGAGCTATGGTTAGACCAGCCATTACCTACGGTATGTTCATTATGTTTATGTTTGTAGAGCTGTTTGGGTTCTGGTTTGCCTTTCATCGGGAAGTGCCATTTGACGTGGCGTTAAACCTTCTATGGGATGACGAGACCCAGATCATTTGGGCAAGCATTGTTTCTTTCTGGTTTGGCACACAGGCATTTAAGAAGTGAAAGTAAGCGATAAAGCCATCAAAATGATTAAGCACCATGAGGGCGTTCGTCAGCGTCCATATCGCTGTCCCGCAAAATTGTGGACGATTGGTGTCGGGCATGTACTCTACCCACGGCAAGGTGCGTTAAAAATAGATGAGCGGGATGCCTACCCACTAGAGTACAAGGATGACCGTACCTTTTCTATGGAGGAAGTAGATGACATTCTTCGAGACGATCTTAATCGCTTTGAGCGAGGTGTTGAACGCTTCTGTCCTGTCAAGCTCACTCAAGGTCAATTCGATGCTCTTGTATCTTTTAGCTTTAATGTTGGTCTGGGAACACTACAGCGCAGCACCCTCCGTCAGAAGGTTATTCGTGGCGATATGGCAGAAGCGGCAGAAGAGTTCTTGAAATATACGCTCGCTGGCGGTAAAGTACTAAAAGGCTTGGTAACTCGTAGAAACGACGAACGAGCGTTATTTTTATCTTAGGGTAAACCCGTATGCCATTACAAAAATTACAGTTCCGCCCAGGTCTTAACCGAGAAGGCACAGATTACTCTAACGAAGGTGGTTGGTACGATGCCGACAAAGTGCGTTTCCGTTCAGGCTTTCCTGAAAAAATTGGTGGTTGGAGCCGCATGGCTAATGCTCAGTTCTTGGGGTTAGCAAGGGCATTATGGAATTGGGTTTCGTTAGCAGGTTCTAACTATTTAGGTGTTGGTACAAACATTAAGTACTACATTGAGCAGGGTGGCACTTATAACGACGTTACTCCCGTTGTGTACTTTTCAAGCCCAGCGTTAGATAATTGTTTTGTAGTTACTAGCGGGTCAAATTTAGTAACCGTAATAGATGGACAATACAGCCCAAGCATTGGCGATTATGTAACCTTTTCGGGTGCTAATACCGTAACGGGAACCAACATAACAAATACTATTCTTAATCAAGAATATGTAGTGGCGTCTACAGTTAATACAGTAGCTTATAGAATAACAGTATCAACTACAGCAAACGCTAACGCTACGGGGGGCGGCAATACAGTTATAGCCTCTTATCAACAACCTATTGGTCTAAATACATACACTTTAGGTACTGGATGGGGCGCTGGTCCTTGGCCTGTTACAGGGGTAACAACTAACTTAACTAACCCTTTTGCCACAACTAACGGCAGTAATTCTGTTGTAGTAACTCAGACAGCCCATGGTTTGTCTAATGGACAGGCAGTTATTTTTGCTAATGCTACGGCAACGGGTGGTGTTTCAGCTGTTCTTCTAAATACATTGTTTTACCCCACAGTCGCTAATGCCAACGCATATACCATCACAGTTCAGGCTAATGCCACCTCTACAACAACTGGCGGCGGTAACGTTATTGCCTATACCGAATCGGGCACTCATGGTTGGGGCGAAGCATTTACATCAGGCATTGGTCAGCAGTTACGGCTTTGGACTAATGATAACTATGGGCAGCAGCTATTTATAGCTCCTCGTGGTGGCGCAGTTTACTATTGGATTCCAGCCGGAAGCACTTATCCTAGTAACATAGCTGGTGGTTTAACTGTAAGATCACAGCTTCTTTCTACTCAGTCTACCGCTGCTGGATATGATGGTACAAGGGTTCCAACCGCTACTTTTCAAGTTTTAGCTTCAGCAATCCAACGTTTTATTATTTGCATGGGCGCTAACCCATATGATCCAACAACAGCAGCTACAACCTTTGACCCAATGCTGGTGCGTTGGTCTGACCAAGAAAACCCCTATGAATGGGTGCCAGCAGTAACAAATCAATCAGGTGAATTTAGGCTGTCTAACGGCTCATTTATTATGGGCGCTCGTGCTACCCGCCAAGAGATTTTGGTATGGACAGATGCTGCTATTTATTCCATGCAATACCTAGGACCTCCTTATGTTTGGGGGTTCCAGATCCTTATGGACAACATTTCAATTATGTCGCCAAACGCTATGATTACGGTTAATAACGTAACGTATTGGATGGGGGTTGATAAGTTTTACATGTATTCAGGTCGTGTTGAGACCCTACCTTGTTCGCTCTGGCAGTACACCTTTGAGGATATTAATAAAGAACAAGCCTTCCAAGTATTCTGTGGGGGTAACGAAAGCTATAACGAAGTATGGTGGTTTTACTGCTCACAAGGAAGCAATGTCATAAATAAGTACATCATTTACAACTACTTAGAGCGCACTTGGTACTACGGCACAATGGGTCGCACGGCTTGGCTAGACTCTGGCTTACGTCAGTATCCAATGGCTGCTGACTACAACAATAGAATGCTGTTCCATGAGTCTGCGGTAGATGACGTATCAGGCACATCCCCCGTGCCAATTAATGCTTATATACAGTCTTCTGACTTTGATATTGGAGATGGGCATAACTTTGGCTTTGTCTGGCGTATCCTGCCTGATATTAACTTTAACGGCTCTAACGTCAACAACCCATACGTCACGATGAGGGTTAAACCCCGTCAAAACTCTGGAGCGCCTTATGGTACGGCAGATAACCCAGAAGTAATTAGTGGGGATAACTTTTCTACTGCCCCGGTCTATAACGTCCAAGAGTTTACTGGACAGGTCTATACCCGCCTAAGAGGGCGCCAGCTTGCCTTTAGGATTGAGTCTGACTCGTTAGGTGTGGCATGGCAGTTAGGTAGCCCACGGATTGATATTCGCAACGACGGACGTAGGTAATGGCAGTTAACCCCCAGATTAAGACCTTAGATCTTAGACCGCCAAAGGCGCCTAACTTACCGATTGCGCCCGTAGAGTACCGCCAGCTATACCAAGATCAGCTTTTAAATGCCTTGCGGTTGTACTTTAACCAGATTGATAACGGGCTGGCATCCTTGCTATCACCTAATGGTGGTGGGCTTCTACAGTTTCCGTATTTTTCTGCCTACCAAAACGGTAATACAACGCTTACGGCAAATATGACCAACGTATCTACCACACCAATTCAAGTTACTTCTACGGCGAATTTTCAATCGTCTGGATTTCTTTTAATTGGAAGTGAGCTTATTCAATACACAGGCAAAACCAGCACGACATTTACAGGCATAACTCGTGGTGTTAAAAGCACAACTAACGTAGCCCATACAGCAGGCGTAGCAATTACCGAGGCAGCGGGAACAACGGTAGGAACTGCGGCAGCTATGATAATAGACACAGTTACAATTTCAAATGGCATTACTTGCACCACGCCAGACTCAAAGGTTTATTTTAATAGCGCTGGTGTATACGATATTCAGTTTAGCGCTCAGCTTTTAAACTACACAACTTCAGAAGATAACGTAACTGTTTGGTTTAGAAAAAATGGGGTAGATGTACCTTATAGCGCTGGTGTTCAGCAAGTAAATGCTAAACACGGAACTAGTCCAGGAGCTGGTATTACTGCTTGGAACTATGTAGACTCTTTTGCTGCTGGTGATTATTTTGAGCTTTACTGGCATTCTGATTCTGGTAACACCGTATTGGCAACTTACCCCGCTGGCACAAGCCCAGTTCACCCTATTTCCCCGTCATTAATCTTGACGGTAACGTTTGTTTCGGCGCTATATTAATGATAAAGTACTGTTTAAATTAGGCGAGGTATATCTTATGGGAACCGGTGTAGGCGAGGCAATGTTAATTGGAGCTGCTGTTGGCGGTGGCTCTTCTGCTCTTACAGGTGGCGATCCTTTAAAAGGCGCTATGATGGGTGCAGCTACGGGTGCTATTGGGGGTGCTTTTGCTGCCCCTGGATTCGACCCAACGGCTTTGGCTGGAGCAACTGAAGCTGGCTCCATAGCTGGTACAAGCTCTTTAAATGCCGCAATAGACCCTAGTTTAGCTAGTATTAGCACAATGAGCCCACAAGCTGTAAGTCAGGGTGTTTCTTCAGGCGCAATCCCTCTAGAAGCTGCTAATCAATACGGGCAATCTTTTAGTCAAGCTTTTGAAGGGATTAAGCCGATTTCACCAAATGTACTTGGTTTCTCACCTTTAAGTAATACCCAACTAGGTCTTATTGGTGGTGGAGCTGCTCTTTCAGGTTTGATGGATAACGAGCGAAAAGGCTTTGGAGTTCCTGGTAAAGAAGAATACGTAAGTAGTTTTGACGCTTCTAAATTTAGACGGTCTGAGCCTACCTATGCTCCTGAAGGTGTGTATCAACCGGGGTATAAATCCTATGCTGCCGAGGGCGGTATTATGAAAGCGTATCAAGCTGGTGGTCCTGTAGAGCGTATGTCTATGGCTAATACAGCAATGAACCCCCAAGGTGGCTTGTACCCCCAAGGTATGATTGATAAAACCCAGTATGCTAGCCCAATCCAGCGTCCAGTAAGTTCTGAAATGGTTATGGACACCCCTGGCTATGAGCGGTCTAACCCCATGCTAATGGCTGGTGGTGGTATTGCTGAGATACTTGAATCTGCTAAGGCTCAAGGTTATGGGCTTAAAGAATACGACGAAATCTATGGGCGAGGTAATGCCCTACAAGACATGTATGCAGCTATGAAACGGGCTAAATACGCTAGTGGCGGCATTTCTTCATTAGGAAGCTACTCCGATGGCGGCAGAATGCTTAAAGGTCCCGGTGATGGTATGTCTGACTCTATTCCTGGCGTTATCGCTGGTAAACAGCCTGCCCGCTTGGCTGATGGGGAATTTGTGGTTCCTGCGGATGTGGTTTCTCATCTCGGTAACGGCTCTACTGATGCTGGTGCTAAACGGTTATATTCGATGATGGATAAGGTTCGTAAGGCTCGTACTGGTACTAAAAAGCAAGGTAAGCAGATTAACCCTAATAGGTTTGTGCCTGCATGAATTTAAAGATTCAACCGGTTGGAACGGATTATGTTGCACAAGTTTGGACTTTTGTTGAAGAGTTTTTAAAGGAAGCTTTAGAAAAGGGAGACCCTGTTCCGCAGTGGAGTGATAATTACGATATATCACATGTACAAGGATTTTTGACTTCTGGGGTGTGGACGTTGTTAGTAGCCACTGACGAAGAGAATAAAATACATGGTGCTGCAACTGTATCGTTTGCTAATTACCCTAAGAATAGAGTAGCTTTTATAACGCTTATTGGTGGAAAATTAATATCTAATCAGGATACATTTGCACAAATGAGCAACATATTAAGACATGCTGGAGCAACAAAGATTCAAGGAATGGCTCGTCCTGCTATAGCCAGATTGTGGAAGCGGTATGGGTTTGAAGAACGCACTACTTTAGTGGAAGTAAAACTATGAGCATATTAAGATCAAAACACAGTGGTTGGACCTGGGAAGGAAGACGTACTCCTTTTGGTGGTGGCTCAGGCGGTGGTGGCAGTCAGCCTACCCAATCTACTTCCTATCAAACTAATCTCCCAGAATACGCCAAGCCTTATGTAGAAACCATGTTGGGCGCTGCACAAAAGCAGGCTTATAAGTATGACGATTCCGGCAATATTGTAGGGTTCCAACCTTATGTGCCTTATGGTGCAACGGTAGATGCAGCGGGAAATATTACTAATACTGCACAACAACAAGCTCAAGCCGCAGTGGCTGGGTTTTCTCCAATGCAAGAGCAAGCTTTTAGACAAGTTGCTGGAATGCAGGTTCCTGGGCAATATGGGATTGGATCTATGTACGCTGGTGCTGGCGGTATGGGTGCTGCAAATATAGCTCAACAAGCTGCAGGAATTGGGCAGGGTTATTACGGGATGGCTACAAACCCATTTGCTCAACAAGCGTTTATGTCACCCTATATGCAAAATGCGGTTGACGTTCAAAAGCAAGAAGCCGTTCGAGATTATATGAAGACGTTACCTGGCATGCAGGCACAAGCTTCTCGTCAAGGTGCATTTGGTGGTAGCCGTCAAGCCATTGAAGCGGCTGAAGCCCGCCGTAATCTTCAAACCCAACTGGGACAAATCCAAGCTCAAGGCACACAAAAGGCATTTGAAGCTGGGCAGCAAGCTCAGCAGTTTGGGGCTAATTTAGGTCTTCAAGGCTATGGCACAGCATTGCAAGGCACTGGTCAATTAACGAGTGCTGGTAAAGCTTTAGCTGATATTGGTGGCGCACAATTACAGGCACAGCAAGGCATTATTGGACTACAAACTCAAGCTGGTGCGCAGCAACAAGCCCTTGAGCAGCAACGAGTCAATCAAGCTATTCAGAATTATGCTTTGCAACAACAACATCCACAGATGCAGTTGTCCATGATGAGCAGTTTGTTGCGAGGTCTTCCACTTCAACAAGCTACAACCCAACAGTATCAGGCAGCTCCAAGCGCTGTTTCACAGATTGCTGGTTTAGGTACGGCTGGTGTGGGTGCGTATGGGTTAGGACGTGCAGCAGGAATATTTAACAAGGGCGGTAAGGTCAAAGCTTCTGATGGTTTGGCTGAGCTAGGTCTCTACAATGTTATGAGTAAGGCAGGTTAATATGATTGGTAGCTTAATGAGTCGGATGGCGGATGCCGAGAAGTTATCTATTCCGCAATTAAACCAAGCCGTTAAGAATGGAACAATCCCAGCCTATGTAGGCGTTCCGCTTATCCAAGAAAAAATGAGAGCTGACCAAGCTGCTAAAGCAATGGTAGCTCAGACTCAAGCCCAGCCTCCGATTGCTCGTCAAGTTATGGAAGAAGCAGACGTTATGTCTGGTTTAGAGAAACTTCAATCCAATCTACCCGAAGAAGGCTATGCAGGTGGTGGCATTGTTGCATTTGCTGATGGTGGCGAATTAGATCTTGAGGAAGACGAAGACGAAGAAAAGAACTTAATGGGTCGTCTCATGGCTGGTATTACA